TATAATATAAAAGTATATAATTTAAAAGGTTTATTATGAAAAATAAATTGAAAAAGTATAAGAATTTAAGGTATGGTATGAAATTTATCACGTTCAAAAGGGAATATCTTAAAAATCCTCTCCAATCTCCAACACAATTAGCATTAGAAATTTATGATTGTAAAGATGAAAACTCTGCACGTGCAATTACAAGTGAAAACTTTCATAAACTTTCTCTCACCTTACCAGATATTATGAATCGGTCAGAACATCTTACCACTATTGATGATATAGAAGACCTTGCCCGCCTCTCTCACGCCAAGAAAGTCCAGTCCTGTGATTTATTAGTGAAAAACAAGAATGGGAAATTAGTTGTGAATGAAAACTCAAACGATTTTATTGAAATAGATGACAGCCAAGTCCAGGCGAAAATATTAGAATTGAGGTTGAAGTTGAAAGGATACCTGCGGAACGAAAGTCAGACTAATATACAGGTCAATCTCCAAACCGTGTTGAGTCAAGTGCGGGGACACCGGGAGAAAAACGGGAATGGGAGCGGGACCGGAAAACACGAGAAAATTGAGGCAGGTGTATGATAATCTATATTATGTCAACTACACAAAGCAGGATGAAAATGACAGATAATTGTCAGGGTAAAATAAGGGTAAACGTAACGAGATGATACCGATAAAAAGGGAAAGACGGAAAATAGATATAGCGAGGTTGGGTAAAAATGGCAGATAATAAGGTTGCCTGTGGGCTGGTGCGTATGAATGGGATGAGGGCACACCATACCATTACCCGACCTGTGAAATGCGATTGTAGAGCAACGTCGCAAGGGTTTTTGAGGGTTTGAGAGGATAAATGGCAAAGAAACCCGATATACAGAAAATTAGCGAAACATTAGACCGATACCAGAGCGACCCCGTGGCATACTGCAGGGAGGTGTTAGGCGTCAAGCAGACCTGGCAGTTACAGGATGAGTTACTGCAAGGCTGCAATCGTGCTATCAAGGAGCATAGGCATATATACCTCGCCTCCGGGCACTCATTGGGCAAGGATTATATTACTGCTGCCATATCGTTATGGTTTCTCCAGACGTTCATTCCCTCAATCGTTATTCAGACCGCACCCACCGACAGGCAAACGAAAAGTATTATGTGGAAAGAGACTGTGGGGCATTGGCAACGTAAGCAAGTAGATTTTGGAGGTAGGGCATACATAGAGCCGAGATTAGAGGTTGCTGCTGATTGGTATATGATAGGGTTTACTACGAGGGAGACCGGAGCGGCGGCACAGGGCGGCGGTGGTAGGTTTCAGGGGTATCATTCCCCGAACATGTGTATTATAGCAACCGAGGCACAGGCCATTGAAGACGAGATTTTTGACCAGATTGATGGTATAGCAACATCAGAAAATGTCCTTGTAATTTTTATTGGTAATCCGACAAGAGCGAATGGTAGATTCGCCAAGGGATTGAGGGACCGGGAAAATAATATCGTGTTCAATTTCTCATGTTTAGATTCCCCGAATTACAAGGAGAAAAAAACAGTAATTCCCGGATTAGTAAGTTACGAATGGGTAGAAGATAAACGGACTAAATGGGGTGAACATGACCCACGCTGGATTGGTAGGGTATTAGGACAGATACCAGATGTTGGTATAAATAGTATATTCCCGTTGACTGTGATAGACCACATGGCGGACAGGTATGGAGTTTTATCAATCAATTCTAATGTTCGGGGTGTATCCGTAGACCCCGCGGGTGAGGGTGTGGATGAGAACGTATTTATGGCAGGTGTAGGTGGTGAAGTCCTTGATGTATTTACCCAGACACTCATGGCGCCTTCTGTATCGGCGGTAAAAGCGGTTGAGATGTGTAAGAGCATTAAGGGACGATTTGTAATTGTTGACTGTGATGGTTTGGGGATAGGAGTATACCAAGAATTAAACAAACTATCTCAAGACTACGTGAAGGGTATTAAGATTATCAAGTTTCACGGTTCAGCGGCGTCAGAGGTAAAGGAGAATGATAGACCGATATACGCCAATATGCGAGCCGAGGCGGCATTTATAGCACGTGATAGAGGACAGCAAGGTAAGGCGGCTATCAATCCTAAGGATACTGAGTTAAAAGAAGACCTAATGGAAGACGAGTATTTTGAGGATAACAAAGGCAGGTTGCAGGTTATACCAAAGGATGAGATTAAGGAACGATTGGGACGTAGTCCCGGGCGTGGTGATTGTTGGAAAATGTTACAATGGGCGTTTAGTCAACAGACTAACGATATGATTTACAGGAACACGGAAGAAGACTACATCCAATCCGACGAATCCCGTATGAACGAACTAAGGGAGTATGCTAATGCCTAAACTCCCGTGGGAAGGACACCTGCCGCATCACGTCATAGAGGTTATGGGGACGAAGGGTGAAACGCTTGAGCCGATAATTCGTAAAGAGCGGGAGCGGATAGGCGAGGCAGGGAAGACGGATAAATTTAAGGTTGTTAGGTTAGAGGGAAAGCATACGAAAATAATAAGGACGGATTGGGCAGGGAGACCGAAGGGGGTAACGGATGAGTGAGGAGATTAAGCCAGGCGATAATGGACATGGGGCAGAGGGACAAGAGCAACCGCCGACGCCAGAGGTTAAAGTCAGGCAGTTACTCGTTATTGGTGTAACCGATACAGGGAAAGTATTAGTCAAGGGGCCGATGGCAGACGAGCAGGTATTATGTCTTACCGCACTTGGTGAAGCGGTAAAGATTGTATCTAATTTTGAGAAACCGGTAATTATGAAGCCTGATTTCAGAAGTAGTTTAAGGAGGTTTTTGCCTAATAAAAGAAATTAAATAATCTATCTTGCTGACGGGTAAGATAGACCCAATAAGATTTTAAAAGCCTATTCCAGTGCACTGGCTGGAGTAGGCTTTTTTATTGGGAAAGATAAGGAGGTGAAATATGCCGACACTTGCAAAGAGATTAGTATATCCAGAGTTAAGAGATGGTTTAACGATAAATAGCGGTAGTTATACAATAGTAGGTAGTAGCACAACACGGTCAGGGGAAGATAAGGTAACAATAAAGACTACAGAAAACCCTGCACATAGCGAGAAACAGCGTAAGGCAATGGCTATTGCTGAACATCATCCTGAGAAGTTATGCAAGAAAAATAAAGGTATGCTAAAGATGAGTAAAGAGCAGTTACATGAGTATGCTTCTAAGAAAGGTAAGAAAAATAAAGGTAAAAAGAAATAATGAAAACCCTATTTGCAAAGATGAAGAAGATTAAGAAAGACCCTACTGAATCTAACACTGATTATGTCCGCAGGTTGTGTGAGGCAGAAGTGCCTACGAGAAAGAAGAAAGGTAAAAAGTAAATGCCGCCAGAACTGCCATTAGCACCAGGAATGACAATGGCTGGAATGCCACCAGGTCCAATGGGGGCAATGCCTATGCCTGACATTACACCTATAGAAGAAAAGCCTAAGTCTACACGTGAAGACGTTGAGCTGGCTGAGCAGGAAGAAGACGAAGATAATGAGAAGGATTATACTATAGAGTTAGATCTGACTGACGCTGAAAAGAAGGTCTTAGCCTCTCGTATCTGTGCAGAAATAAACGATATATTAAACGACCCAGACCGTCAGGAGTTGATGACTAAGATAGAAGAATGGGAACGAGAATATGATGGTGTAGTATCAGACAAATCATCCTTGTTTGAAGGTGCGTCCAACTTCCATACTTATATGGGGGCAAGGCACGTTGATAGAGCAAGACCGAGGATTAAGCAGGCGATATTTATTAAACCGTTCTGGATAATAGACCCGCAGGAAAAGGCTGATGTTGAGGTTATAGATAAACTGGAGAGTTTGCTTGATTATAAGGCACAGGTAGAAATGAAATTGCCGGGTATTTATAACGACTTGATAAATGATGCGTGTAAACGCGGGACTGGTATTTTAAAACTGACTTATTTTAGAAAAAAGGAATGGATGCAGGATTTGGAGACATTTGATAATCCTGATGAATTTATACGGGTATATGGTGAAGAAGCAAAAGAAAAGTATCCTAAGTTCTACAAGCGTCTAATGGATAGTGAGAAAATAACTTTTGTATCACGGTATAAAGATTATTCGTATAAAGGACCGAAAGCAGAGCGAGTGAGCAGGAAAGACTTTGTTTTTAGTGTTGGAAAGCGTGACCTTGAGGAATGCAGGCTTGTAGGACATAGGTTTGAGTTGACTTGGCATGAAATACAGGAGAAAGCAGATGAAGGAATATTTGCTAATATTGATAACTTAAAAATTATGAAGGACAAGGATAAAGATGGTAATGATGTAGATAATCCGGATTACGAGGAAGAAACTTACGAATGCTATGAAGTAATATATAAATTTTATAACAAGAAAGGCGAATTAACTAAAGGCGTATTTACGGTAGAGTTAGACCGTCAGGAAATGTTACAGGCAAACGTATTCCCGTATTTTCATAATAAATGTTATTTTATACCGTTTTATATACTGAGAGATGAAGATAGTTTTGACGGACATTCACTTATAAAAATGGTAAGGCAAATATCCCGTGCACAGAAACGTGTCTTAGATGTGTTGTTGGATTCAGGGATAGTAATGAATATTCCTACATTCTTTAAGAGACAGGCATCAGGGTTTTCACCAGACCAGGGTAAGTTTTTCCCTGGCAAAATCTGGACTACAGCAGACCCGAATAATGACGTGAAACAGTTGACAATAAATGGGGCGCCGTCAACGTTATTTAACCTTATCCCGCAATTAGAACAGTTTGGAGAACAGCGGACTGGTATATCATCAGGGGCAAGCGGACAGCAGACGCCTGGCGACCCGAATGCACCAGGCAATAAGACCATTGCTTTATTACAGGAATCAAACATCAATATATCGGAATTTGTAGAAAACTTTCAGGTAGCCAATGCAGAGGTGGGGTATCAGATAGGGCAGTTGATATATCAGTTTATGGATGAGGAAGAAGAACAGAGAATATTAGGGAAAGGTGAGAAGGTTATACCTGTAAACATTACGAGAGAAGAAGCAAGGTTTTTCAGGGCTGATTTTAGACCTCACGGGTCTACTGCTATTTCAAATAAAATTATTCAGCATCAGATAAATACTGTTGTCAGACAAGTAATGCTAAGCAGTCCATTGGTTCAGGCATTAGTGCAGCAAGGTAGGTTTGATATAGTCCGTGAGTTGGATGAAGCGTTTCTATCATCTGCTGGTGGTGAATGGGATAAGAAGATAGATAAGATATTACCTTCGGCTGATGAGTTGAAGAGATTATTGCCGCCACCTGGCATGATACCTGCTGGCGGTGGGGGTGGTATGCCTCCTGGAAGAACAGTCAATCCACCCGTAGTTAGAAAAGCCCCGCCTTTTGGGGCACCGGTAGATAGAGGAATGAATAGATGAGCGAACCTATAAGCGAAGAAGAGCAAGCACGTAGACTAACAATTCAGCAGGCAGGAGAATTCAAAGAGTTTACAAAAGATTCGCGGTATCCGACTTTTCAAAGGTTGTTTGAGATAGCAATAAAGAACCGTTTTGAATTATGGTTATCACCTGCTGGTGAAGTTGACTCTTATGCAAAACAGTTAAGAGCGGAAATCAATCTATTAAAAGAAATTCAATCTGCATCAATGACGTTTATTGAAGCAGGTAAGAACGCAGAGAAAGGCGAAGAAGCAGGTGCAGTTACCTGAATATAACTGCAAACCCTAAATCAGGATTAGCCACCTGAATATGGCTAAATCAGGCTCAGTCACCTGGATATGGCTGAATAACAAGGAGTGAAAAATGGTAATGACAGAGGAAGAGCTAAGGGCGGAAGAGGAACCCAAGGCGGCAGAAGATGCGGAGGCTAAGGAAGCAGCGGAAAAAGAAGCGGCAGAAACACAAGCAGCAGAAGAAGCCGCTAAGACAGAAGAAGAAGCCAGGAAAAAAGAATTTAAACCTGATGCCGAGGCGGCTTACCGGAGAACGCAAGAGGAGAATCGTGCACTACGTGAGCAGAATCAGCAGATATTGAATAGGCTAAATAATATTGAACGGCAAGCCCGTAATCCGATTGATAGTAAAGAGCTTGATGAGACGTTTGGTGAGGGAGCAACGGCTAAACTCAATAAAAAATTTAGCGAGATTGCCATAAGAGCGATGACACCGTTTCTCAAACCTTTATATCAAAATAGCGTAGAGACCAGGAAGGAACAATTGCGTGCAGAGAACCCTAAGTTATGGGCACAGGTAGAAGCGGAAGTTAGCAATAGAATAGCGAGGATTGCTGCAAGTGGGATTGAGCCTATTTCTCAAGATGTTGATAATTCTTACGACTCTGCTGTTGGCAGGTTAGCCAGGACTGGTAAGTTATCTCAAAAGCCCAGAGTAGAAAGAGAAGTGGTTGGTGAGGTCAGGCATAATTCTCCTGGCGATATGAGACCTGCCAGAAAACCTGTCATTACGTCTGAAATAAAAAAGGAGGCTGTGCGGTTAGGAGTAACAGAAGAATCCGCAGCCGAGATATTAGAGAACAGGAAAAAGTTACAAACAATTAAAAAATAGTATAGGAGGTGTGTAAGTTATGGCTCAATTGAAATATGGGTATTTATACGGGCCCCGCTGTTTGGTTAAAGCACCTATCGGCGCATCAGAAATATTTAAGTTTCTGGGTGGTGCTTGGCTGAAAACCGATGGAGCGGGTTTTTTGGATATTGCAGGTTCTGGTAATGCAGAACTAATCGGGTGGGGTGATACAGGCGAATATACTGCAATCGCTACTGATGGATTAACAGAGATAGTCGTTGATATATCCTGCGACTCTATTTACAGGATGCCTTGCGATGCAATTCCTGCTTTAACTGATAAGTGGAATACCTGCGATTTAATTGTTACATCTGATATCCAGTATGCAGATATTGGAGAAAGTAATGAGGATGTTATCCAGATTGTGGGTATGTTTATCGGTTCAACAGCAGCATTAAGTTATGTAGATGTGAGAATGAACCCACCGAAGATGGGGTCTACAGGAGTAGCGTAAGTTAAAATAGATTAGGAGGTGGTAATTAGATGTTACGTGCAGATTTTATTGAAGGTCAAAAAAAGCAGATGTATAAATATTTTGACGAAGGTGAGGCGTATAGCGAATATAAACCTAAATACCCTGAGATTCTTGCAATAGAGAAATCTGATAGTGCTCGTGAACAGGGAACGTCAATAATTGGAGTAGGTAGATTGACAGAAACGAATGAAGGCGAAGACGCTCCTGTAAGTAATCCGCTTGAAGGATTTACCACTTTTGGGAAGAACAGGACATTTAAAGACAGGCTCATTATCACTCTTGAAGCCCAGGATGACCATCAGAGAATAGAAGATATGCTGAGACACATGGCAAAGGAGTGGGGCCGACAATGGCCTGAGACTCAGGATGATTTAGCAGCAAAAGTATATCTATATGGTGGATATACAGCAGGACATAACGTTTTCAATAATGACCTGCCAGGGTTTGCTGCTACCGGAACAGGTTCGCTTTGTTACGACAACAAACCATTCTTTAATTTGAGTGGCAATACCCGTGCGTCAAAAGGCGGCGGTACGTATTACAATGGTGCGGCATTAGACCTTACAGTAGCAAATTTCAAGACTCAGTGGGATTTGATGACTGTTACTAATGCGAAAAACGAGAAGGATTTAGACGAGGTAATAGAACCCGATACCTTGATTGTTGGTGGTGGTGCTATAGTATGGACAGCGAGGACTCTGCTTGAGTCAACACTTATACCAGGGTCTACTGCTAACGATAAGAACTTGCTTAACTCTATCGTTAATCTGGTAGTCTGGAGAAAGATTACTGACACTGATTTCTGGTGTTTAACGAAAGTGAAGAAAGGTAAAGTGTTTCAGGAAAGACGTGGTGCTACGGTAGATTTCTTTGAAGATAAACGTAGTGGTAATTGGGAAGCGGTTGTTATAGCAAGGGCTGGTGTAAGGATAGATAATTTTAGGTTTGATTGTGCGAGTAATTTTCCCACATCATAACAAATAGGTAAGGAGAGAGGATTAAACTCCTCTCTCCTTAGAGAAGATTATGGCAATAACGAATTTCAGAATTACTGACCCATATACGGGTGAAATACAGTATACCAAAAACCCTAAACAGTATAAAGGGTTTTGGATGACTCCTGCTGAATATGGCCGTAAGATGGATGAGAATAAAGAGGCAGGGCAGAAGGTTCAAAGAAGGTATAAGGAATTTAGGAGAACAGTAAATTTATTTAGAAGTTCATAAGGAGGTAGATAGAGATGGCTGAAGATGTTAGGTTTAGGACAATGGATAAGGATTTAAAAGAAAGGATAATTAAGGCTGGATTTGATGTAGTTGAAGTAATTCAGAAAAACAGATTTGAGAAAGAGTATGTGTTTGCTACTCATGCTGAAGAGATAAGAAAAGCAGGTGTGGCTATCCCTGAAATAGTTAAAAAAGAGGAGAAGAAAAAGACATGACTAAAAGGATAGTGATAATAGCGTCTATCCTTCTCATCTTGGATTTAAGTGTTGTAGGTATTGCAGGAGTCCTGTATGACCCACAGCAAAGAGATATATTCGGCAGTTCGGCTATTACAAAACAGTTTACGTCTGCACAATCTCAATACGAGATGGTAGTAGGTGTAACAGGGAAGAAATTAGTTGTAGATTACATGATTTTTGCAACAGGGACTGCTGGTAGTTTATATCTGTCTGAAGGGACAACGGTAAAATTAGATAAGATTTACGGTGCTACAAATACGACTCAGTATCTGGATAACTGTAATATTAGATTTTCATCTGGTGAAGGAATAGATGTGACAACGGATATTGCGGCTAATCACACGGTTTATTTAGAGTATCATCAGGAATAAAAAAGTGAGGAGGTAGAGTAAAATGAAGAAATGGATTGTGTTATTTGGGTTACTGATATTGTTTAGTAACTCTGCGTATGCAGCAGACGGGGATACGTGGACTGCTCCGGCCGGGATAGGGACTGACGCATGGCGGGTGACATCAAGCGGTGATTTGCTGCCTGGCACGACCAATACTTACGATTTGGGTAGTGCATCGTTATATCCAAAGACAATTTATTTAGGTGGTGTAGGTAAGACAAGTTGGGGGTCTATCGTTTCCCCGATGACTGATGCTACCGGGTATGTGAATCCTACAGATGCAGGTAACTACTTGCGTCTGTATGATGCTGGATATATCAGGCTTGGCGACGCTACTAATGCTGGGGATTATTATATCCTCTATACTGGTGATACTGACGCCTGGTATGAAGGACAGTATGATAGCACGAATGATTTTGTGATTGGTTATGGCTCAACAGTAGGGACTGATATTAGACTTGCTATTGTTGACGATGCCAATACGACAACTGTTACATTAGGTGATGGTGTGGATGCCTATGATAAAGCGTTAATCTTTGATGGTAACGCCTTTGATTTCTACATGGCTTATGACGATAGTGCTGATGATTTATTGATTGGAGTAGGGTCAACTGTAGGCACGACACCAGCAATTAGCATAACTGATGGGCAGGCGATTTCAACTTATGCTAATATTACCATGACAGGAACTGCACCAGTATTAACCGTAGGAGACGCAGGGGCAGAGGATACAACGGTTCTCTTTGACGGTAATGCTCAGGATTTTTATGTTGCACTTGACGATTCTGCTGATGATTTGATTATTGGATTAGGTAATGTTGTAGGGACAACTCCAATAATAGGTATGACTGAAACTTACGGTATTACAACCTATGGCGATATTACCATGACAGGCACGACACCGACTTTGACTGTTGGTGATGGTGGGAATGAAGACAATATGGTTGTTTTTGACGGGACTGTTGACTGGACAGTAGGTGTGGATACGACCGCATCGGCATTTGAAATTGACAATGGCACAGATGTAGACCAGACTGTTGCTATATCAATTTCTACTGATGAAGATGTAACGTTGCCTTCGGGTAGCCTCTATCTCATAGATGATGAGTTTATCATCATGGGGACTAACAGCGACTTTAAAATTGAGTATGATGAGGCGGTTGACGACCAGGTGTTATTCCTGACTACGACTGCAACTGCGACGGTTACTACAGACCCGCTGTTTGAGTTTCTTGTGCCTACGACTCCTGCTGCTGACCAACAGGTATTCGGCGTTGCTAAAGGTTCGCAGGCGACTAATACGGCATTGTTAGTTCTGGACGAAGATGGCGACGCTGAATTTACCGGCGATTTGACTGTTACTGGTGGCGACATTATATCTTCTGTGGATATAGTGATAGATTCCGCTGGTGGAGACATAGATATAGACGCTGCCGATGTATGGTTAGACGGTGGCAAATTCCTGTCTCTTGACGGTAGCACAGAGACAAATTACCTCACGTTTTCAACTAACTTGCAAATTATAGGGTCAGCGGATATATTGCTGGATCCTGCAGGTGGAGACATTGATGTTGACGCAGCAGACTTGCAACTTGACGCTGGCAAAAAGTTAAGTTTAAACGGTGCTACTGAAACTGATGCCGTTTATTCTTCTACTGATTTGCAAATAGTCTCTGCGGCGGACACTGTAATAACTCCAACCGGTGGGCAAGTAAGTGTTGTTAGTGCTGATGTAGGTCTCACTGCTGGAGAATATGTAAGTCTTGCTGGTATATCTGCTCTTACTCAAGCATCATTAATATATCAGAATAGTGCAATAGAGGTGTTTGTCAATACTACTAACACTTATGATTTTACTGCGACTGGTCTTGATGGTCAAGCAGCGGCTACTCTTACAACTGGCACAGGCGCAACTAAAATCAACGGTGATTTCCAAGTCAACGATGGTGCTAATAAACCCATCGGAGATGTTACTTTTTCAAATGCAGTTGATAATGTAACTATTACCAATTCATTGATAGACGCTGGGAGTAGAATATTTTTACAGGCTGCTGGGGTTACTGTAGGAGATATTTATTGTAATACTCCAGGGGCTGGGTCTGTGCTTGTTGGTTCAAATACTAACGAAACTGCTGATTTCACTGTCTGGTATATGATAGTCAATGACTAAATATGGAGGGGAGTTAATTCTCCCCTCTTTCCTTATAGGAGACTATCAATGGCAAAAACGTTTTTAACTTTGCAAACTGAACTGGCTGAACTATGGCATGGCGATACGTTTGCTAACCTGTCTTCCGGTCAGCAGACGTCTCTTAAACTCCGTATCAACATGGCAAAAGATACCATTGTTGCATTCCCAAGAAATTACGGACGACAATGGGGATTTCTTAAGACCACTGGCTATATAACTACTACTGCTAAACATACTACCGGGAATATAAACGTTACTCAATATTCTGTTAGTGTAGCAGGAGGCGCCACGTCTCCAATATTTACTTCTGCTATGGTAGGACGATTGCTTATCGTTAGTGGTGGGACAATTCCCTATAGAATAACCTCTTTTACCTCTGCTACTATTATTACGCTTGAGACGCCATATCTGGGTTCTACTGCTACTAACCAGTCTTATTCTATAGTGCAGGACAATTATGCACTTGCCTCTGATTTTAATGGGATAATAAAGGATACTGCTAAGGTTGATGGTGAATTGCCTTTGGATTTTCTATCTGAAACGGAGTTTGAGGATACGTTCTTTAATTCTGTTAGAATAGGCACGCCTCTATATTATGGATTCCCGGGGATGGTTGGTTCTGGAACTAATGTTGGCAGACATCAGATTGCCTTGAGAGAAGGGTATCCTGACGTTGCTATGGGTGTATCTTACAAATATTATAGGTCGCTATCTGACTTATCTGCTGATGACGATATATCTCTCATAGGGTATGCTCAAGGTGGCGATAATGCGTTGATTTTAGGGTCTATATGGCTATTAAGGCAGTCTGAACGTGAGGCGTGGACTGATAATGATATAGAAGAGGCAAAGAATGATTTTAATGCTGCAATGCAATCTATGTGGATTACTAATAAAGATTTAACTGAAGATTACGACCCCAGTTTCCAGATAGACCCTGGTTATTTAGGTGAATGATGGCTAAAACAGGTAAAATCACTACGGAACGTATATCAGAGTTTTATGGACTTATTACTAATGCTGATTTGACTAATATACCTAAAACGATGAGTCCTGATTGCAGAAACGTTCGTCCTATGCTTGGTGGGCTTAAATCCCGGTTAGGGTCTCTCAAGGATAATTCTTCGTCTTATAACGAACCGATAAAAGAGATTTTTATATTGCCTGCTCAAGATGCAGCATTAGGACAAGGTTCACAGGATAGTCAGGGGCTATTAGATACTCAAGGCTGGGGAGACGGGGAAAGTGCGACAACAGGGAGTGAAAGCGGTAGCAATGAATATATTTTTATAGTCACTGAACAAGGCGATATTTACGAGTCTCCTCGTGACGTATATTTATGGGCTCAAGTACCCTCTGACGCTGATGATGATAGGCTGTTCCCGCATGTCCAATTAGACAATAATTCTGATTTATCTTCTCCATTTGTTGATGTTGAATGTAAGACTGATAGAAGTTTTTGGGAATATGTAAAGGTTTCGTCAGGTGAGACGTGGGCTGTAATACCTGATTTGGGTATACCGACTGCAGTGATGACTGATATTAGGGTTAATGGGACTGCGTATCGTGTCCGGTATTTTGTGCCTGGTAATACTACAGGGCTATCACGTGGGACGAATTATATGCGGTTCAGGTTCTGGGATGGGCTTGAGTATTCTACATATTCAGCAATAAAGACGGTATATATATGAAACTAAAATTATTTATAACCATTATTTTGGCTCTATTAAATATTGCATGGATTGCTCCTACAGGACAGATTACGATTAAGTTAGAATCCTGGTCTGATTCTGATATAGATAAAGGCTCTGATAGTAATGATACGCTTCTTTCCTGGACTGAAGAGGCTACCTCAACAGTAGATGAGAGTATATTTGATACTGAGATGGCAACACCAGTCCAAAGTGTTAGATGGAAAGTGGTTGTAGATGACACTACTAATTTATTAGGTTCAATAGCAGAAGATTCTGCTCCTATCTATAGTTCTACTGCCTCTACTGTTGATATTAAATGTATGGCTGAATATGATTATACGATTGTAACAGCAACGTCTGAGGTAGAGACGGATATTGAGACAGGTGTGAATTGGACTGATACAATAGCAATAGACCGCACCTCACTTGAGAAACCATCTTTTGCAGTTGAAAATGACGGTCCAATTCATATTGTTTGCAGAGATACAACAACATATCCTTATCAAATTATTTATACTATTTCAACTAATGGCGGCTCTACATGGACTGATAGGGGACAAATCACTTCAAGTGCTCCCAAACAGACAAACCCTAATAATAGCAAATCCAGGCCTGACATAGCAGTAGAGTCTGATGGAACAATTCATGTTGTGTGGGAGGAACAACATTTAGAGATTGCTTCTCCAAAATGGCTAATAGATTATGCTTATTCTACTGATGATGGGGCTACATGGCAATATACAGGTGCAATTGCTACAAGTCCTAATGACCAATATAATCCTAAGATAGCAGTAGAGAATGATGGGACTATTCATGTTATATGGAGCGAGAAAGAAACGTCTGATTCCACTTATAGGTTACAATATGCTTTCTCAACTAATGACGGTTCTATGTGGACGGATAGAGGTGCGATAGATGATGATGGTGCAAATCAGGAATTGGCGGATAATAGCGACATAGCAGTAGAGAATGATGGGACTATTCATGTTGTGTGGGCTGAATATGACAGCACAATTGGAAGCAATCAAATAAATTATGCTTTTTCAATAAACGATGGTTCTGCGTGGACGGATAGAGGTAAAGTGGTTACCAGTGCTACCAATACACAGGTTCATCCAAGAATAGCAGTAGAAAGTGATGGCACAATACACCTTTATTGGGTTTCAGATGAGTTAGGTGGAATGGCTGTTTATGTTCCACATTATGCTTTCTCTACTGATGATGGGGCTACCTGGACGATTAGAGGACAAATTCTATATAACGCTATTACGTCTAATGGTTTTGGCGATATTACTGCTGATGCAAGCAGCACAGTTCACATTGCATGGACAAGTAGTAATGGTGGTATGGCTGCTTACGCTTTTTCAACTAATGATGGTTCAACATGGACATATAGAAGCACAATATTGCCTGATTTGGGAGCATTTCAGTATGGTTGTAACATAGTCGCTGAAACAGACAAGACAGTGCATATTGTTTTTTATATGACGGGATATAACGCAGATGGGTCGCCTCTTTCAGCTACAGGACAAGTAATGCACGCTTTAACTATTCCTGAAACGGTATATAGAACAAGAACGACTTATACTTATGATACAGTAACCTTAACTAAACTGATTTTAACTGATACCTGGACAACATCAGGTGGGAATTACCTATTCCGTTTTTATGTGGTTGATGGCAGGGATAATCACACGAATATGGAAGATGGTGATGGCACAGATAAACACGTTCTATCAGGCACGGATGCCTATATGGATTATACAGGTGATGCCGATTTAGGTGTAAGTGATAATGAAATAAAGTTGGTTAGAGTCAATAGAAAGTCAGTCACACCGACAATAATAGGAGTAGATTAAAATGTCACTTGTAACTGCTAAGGCATTACATCCGCATAGAATAAGGGCATGTTCGGCTATTCTGTCCAATAGGTTGTTTGTAACTGATGGGCTGAATTATCCGCAGAAGGCACAGGATGAAACTGGATGGGTAAGAATGGGTATACCTGCACCGCCTGCTGCAGCGACATATAACGCTCAAATAGATGGGTCTTTGACTGCATGGGCTGGATATGTAGTAGCATTTAGGTATTATGACTCTGTAAATGATGTATGGAGTGATTTAAGCCCGCTTTCTGCAACTATGACATCGGCAGCAGACCCGAGTGACGGGTTAAGGGTTAATATTCCCGCGGATTCTACTGTTCATTCTAAGGTTACGCATGTGAAGGTATATCGGTATCTCTATAATGGCGGTGTCTTATATTATGACGGACAGAAAGCATATACAGGGAGTGCGATAACTTACGATTTAACTCAAGCGGATAGCGGGTTGACTACATTAGCAGGTGACGATTTAGATGGCACCCCGCCGCCATGTTCAATGATAATTGCGTATTTAGGCAGATTGTTCACGGGCGGCAATCCTGTTTATACCGAAGGCGTAGCAGATGTTACCAATGGTTCTGCGACCGTAACGGGATATACCCGCGCTTACTGGAGTGCTGCATTTGCTCATTCCGCTGACCAGAGACGGTTTGCAGCGCCTGGGGATGGCAGAAGTTACGTTATATCGTCTGTTGTTGAGCCTAAAGTGATTGAGGACTGCGATGATATATGGGTTGCCTCAACGAATGTTACTGTTTCTATTGATAAAGATGAGAAGAAGATGGGGATTGCGTCTGTAAAGTTAGTTTTAGCGGCTGGATTTACGACTGGTATTGTAGCATATGAAGATATTACATCAGTAGATTTGACTGCATATACTAAAGTAGGGTTCTGGATAAGGTCTTCTATAGCATTGGCAGCAGGAGATTTCCAATTGGTATTAGACGATACTTCTGCTTGCATATCTCCATTGGAGGCTATTGACATTCCTGCTATATCGGCTAATGCGTGGACTTACGTTAATCTTACATTAGTGACACCTGCAATCTTGACTGCGGTTATATCTGTGGGATTGAAAGCGATAGTTGATGTTGGTGCTTGCACTATTTATATTGACGATATAAGGACTAATTCCAAGATAACTTTATCAGAGAATTATGCTGGCACTACTAAAACAGGGACTAATTACACTATTGCAGGTAATAGGAATATCGTCTGGTATTCGTATGTGAATACTGATGGAACGCCAAGACCCGAGTCATGGCCGTCTGATTACTGGTTTTCTTTAAATAAAGATGATGGGGCAGTATTGGCAGGTATAGGAACGTTTTATAATCAATTGGTATTTATTAAGAATGCGGATGTATTGAGCCAGAGTTATATCTATATTACATCAGGCGTTAATCATGGCGATTATGGAGATAACCTTAGAAGCATATCTTCGCCTTATAACTGCGTAGCATGGGCTACGATAAAAAATATCGTTATAGATGGGGTGGAGTTAATGGCATGGTTATCCGATAGGGGACCTGTGATATTTGATGGCACTAAAGTTGTTGCTATTGCTGATGAATTAGAGGATACCTTTTTAGGGCTTAATACTTCACGGTTACAACATGCTCATTCATGCTGGAATCCAAATGAAGAAGAATGGCGGATATACGTGCCATCTTATGGGTCAGGTATAAATGATTTAAGGTTCGTATTCAAACCTAAATTCAAGTCTCCTGTTAATAGTTATGGGTCTTGGTGGAAAGATGAAGGTGGGGATTGGCAATCTGCTCTTTATTATAAGGATAGCACAGGTGTCTGGCAAGAGTTTACTGGTGATTCTATAGGGTTTCTTATGAAATCTGATGTAGGCACGAATGATGGTGTATCTTCTGGCACTCGGTCTGGGACGGTAACATCTGCGACATCTACTACATTAGCCGATAACGCTGCTGCTTATACTACAACTGGTGATGGTCTTAAAGGTGTATATATAGAGATATTGTCTGGAACAGGGGTAGGACAGAGAAGGCGTATAAAAAGTAATACTGCGACTGTCTTAACGCTTTATACAGCATGGGATACTATGCCTGATGCGACATCTACGTATGCAATAGGCAATATTAACCAGAGATGGAAAACAAGATGGGAAGATGATGATAACGGCGGGGTTAAGAAAAAGTATGAATACCTGAAAATGGTTATAGTGGCACAGTCAGCCGGCAGTATGAATGTTGATGTGTTTATTCATAATGGTAGCGGATTTTCTACTACACGTGTTGGAAACGTTACGGTTGATTTAACAAAATCTTATGTTTTGAAAAAGTTAATGGGACGGGGTTACCATAGGCAGTTAGAGTTTAAGGTTAATAATGTTGATCAGAAATTTGAATTAAAAGAGTATCACGTTTCATTTATCCAAAAAGGCGATAGATAAATGGGGACAGGATTAGAGAAAGCGCAGTCAAATGATACTATAAAACACTTAGGCGAGAAAATGAATAAGATTATTGATTATCTTAATAAAATAAAACCTTTTCTTTACTTTTTTTATGATGGCAATGCAATTGTGTCCACTAATTTAGGGGGTTGGTTAATTGGTAAGAATATGACGATTAATAAAATTAAGGTTGAGGTTGATACTGCACCTGTTGGTTCAAGTATCATATTTGACTTTTATATTAATGGCACAAGCATATTTCTTAATACTGCTAACCGTCCTACGATAGGAACTACTACTAAAGATGATACTGTAGAGTTTCAAGATATAAATACAAAGAATCTGATTGAAGGGGATTTATTGACCTGGGGAATTGCGCAGATAGGTTCTGCTACTGCAGGCGGTAACGATATTTATATAACAGTAGAAATATAAAGAAAGGACATAATTCATGCCACCGGATGATGTAGACAGAATATTGAACAGGTTAGACAGATTTGAAGAAAAGTTAGAGCCAGCATTGACGCAAATAGCAGTGCAGGCTGAACAGATTAAAGTAGTAGATGGGAAAGTTGAAGAATATAAAGAGAAGCAAGTCCCTAAATGTGATAAAAGATTTGATAAATTATTCAGTCTGGTCTGGTGGATACTTGGGATATTTTTGGTAGCGACATTAGGATTAACAGGCACATTGATAGCAAAAATGGTAACGAAATGAACCGTTACAGTCATGCCCTTGCAGTGCAGTATGTGATAAATAAGATAAAAGAACATACGAATAACGATTATGATTTTCTGTTTAACATTGCACCGAGACCGTTATTGACAATGAGTCTTGAATATCATCTTGAATATTTGAGGAGTTTGAAGGGTAAAGGCAAGAAGAAGTGAATAAGTATAGGAATGTTAGAGTAGAGTTTGACGGAATTAAGTTTGACTCAAAACGAGAGGCGAATAGATATATTTATTTAAAGTCATTAGAGAAAAAAGGGTTGATAGCAAAGTTAGTAGTTCATCCTGAATTTGTCATTGAAGTTAAAGGAATGATTATTTGTAAATACATTGCAGACTTTGGTTATTTTTCAGATGGCAGGTTTATCGTTGAAGATGTAAAGGCTGATATCACAAAGACGCCTGTTTATAGATTGAAAAAAAAGTTGCTTCTCGCACTATACAATATTGAAATTACGGAAATTGACAAATGAAAAAGCAAACTCATACATGGACTAATTACATGCCTCTATTGGTAGCAGTTATAACAGTAATAGGCACGATAACTATCGGGGCATTTAACATATACCAGAACCAGAAGGCGATAGATGTAGAACTGAAATATATCAAGGAGAAGTTACAGAAGATAGAAGAGTCGGTATTGAAAACCGACCAAGGTATTGACCGCCTTGTGGAATTTTTAGGGGATGAAAAAGAAATGACCGAGATAATACCAGACTACCCATTATTTACGTGGACAGAGGCACAAATAGGCTATACGGGATATTTGGCAGTGGAAGCCAAATAGATTGGTATAGCGAGGACGTGTAATATAACGAGGTAGTAAAAGGAGGAGGGGTAAAAATGAAATGAAATACTTATTAGTAACGATATTCTTGGTATTGGTAATCACCTTCACAGCCTACGCTATCACTCCCAAACTTGAGGCAGTCAAGTTGACAGAGGCAATGTCTATATATCAGGTATGCAAGACTTACTTCGGGATATGGACACCTAACGCACAGGAGCATGTGCAGGGATATAATAACTGGAAGACACAATTTAACGCAGGTGATGAAGTATTGATACCGCAGTTGTTAGAGAAGAATGAAGATGGGACATACAAACTTGACGCTAATGGAAATGTAATTATAACACGAACCGATATATTTGACTATACAGAAATAATGGGGGCAACTGAAAAACCTTGTGTAGAGGTTGCGGAGCAGTTGCAGATGTGGTTAATCATATTCAGGGCTCTCAATCCAGAGTTGCCTTGTAAGTAAAAGGAGGAATGGTAAGATGTTTAAGAAATTGTTAGGTCTGGTTTTGGGAATGGTATTGATAAGTGGTGATGCATGGGCTTATACGACTTGGCAGGAGGCACTTGATGCAGGTTTAGAAAAATATATTGCCAGGAATTATATTGGGGCAAGGATTGACCTTATGGAAGCATTAACTTTAGCATCTTTAGGGTTAGATAAGTCAAATGCGCAACATGCTATTGGTATTACTTACTATGAAGAAAAAAACTATCCGCAAGCAAGGATAGAATTTAGTAAAGTTTTGTTGATTGAGGATGCTGACATAACCCACATAGCATCTTCTCGTCTTCATATTGGTCTTACTTATTACCATGAAAAAAATTATGTTCAGGGAAGAGAAGAACTAATAAATGTATTGTTAATGGATGAAACCCCATATTTTCAAAAAGTCACTTGGAAAGAACTCCTTAGCATTGGGGCAGATTTTAAATATATACTTACTAAATTAGTTATAGTGAAAGGATGGTCAGGCTATTACTATCGTGCCAAAGTCAAACAGCAACTCAAAGACTATGCTGGTGCAAAAGATGATCTTCTGACTGCTGGCAATTTGACTGACGATGCAGAAGCAACTAAACAAATTGGAAATTTATTAGAAAAAATAAACCTACAATTAAAACAGTCACAATAGGTGACCATGAAATATCTCATACTGACAATATTATTTATCTCAACCTTTGCACAGGCAGAGGTGGTGAATACGGTGAAGTTGGGGACTCCCATCAGAAATCTTGACTCGGTTACTCTTGCTATAGAGGGATATAGTTTTTACATCACGCCCCAGAAAATAGATATAGTCAGATACGATAAAGAGATTATAAAATTTGATATACAAACTTTTGCTGATGTTCTGAAATATGCAAAAGATATTACTCCAGAACAAATTGAGTTTATGCGGTATAAGTTAGAAAGTTACGATGTTACAAAGTTTGATGTTACGCAGTGGGTGAACTATATCGTGACTTATGATAGCGTGATTAACTATGGTAAGGAATTGATGGACGCTGTTAAATCGGTGAGGGTTAGTCATTATATCAATACTAAAGATTACATAAAGTTGCAGACTGAACTTGCTGGCGTTATACCTGCTGACAAGGTGCAGGCGTTGGTGAAGTATATAGAGGGAAATATGCCTACACAATTATCGCCTCAACCATTCTTTATCGGTATTGGTGAATGTGATAACCTTACCAAAATTAAATCGGCTATCAGTAAAAAAGAAATTGACTGTTTGTTAGTGCCTGTATATGAGATTAAAGAAGATATTTTAAATGAAATTTTCAAAGTAGTGGTTAATACTGATAAACAGATTATATTTGCATTTGATTTTGAATATGAAGATGTGGGTCTATTACAGTTGATTGGGAAGATAGTTAATAAGGTGAATATATCCAATGAGCCTCTCATTCATTCTGTTATCGTGTTATGGGGTAAACAAAACAGCATTGACCTGTCTCCAGACAGATACGCTGAATGCGGTAAGATTGCAGAAAAGATTATTGCTTATCTTAAATCTCAAGCACCGAATATTTATGTTTATAGACAGATTTGCTTCTATCCTGGGGAGGGCAGAGACAAGAAATGGGATGAGGCTATTCAGATTAAAGCGGATGGCGACTGGTGGTGGGGTCCGCATTTCTTTAATACTCTAATGGGTATGAACCTTAACTTGTATTACAGGCGGATTTCTAAAGATAAGCCCATTGTTGTAGGCGGATTTTTGGGTGATACTTATAATTTGTGGACTGATAAAGAAATTGGCAATACTAAAGAAAGGAAAGATAGATTTATTGAGTATGTAAAAGGGCAGAATGTTAATGGTGTGTGTTTTATAGGTATTGATAATTGGTTGAAGATATTAAAATAGAAAGGGGATGATGTATTATGGCTAATAATGATGAAATAATATATGACCCGGGAGAAATGCTACCGAGAGGTTATGACCCTAATAACCCTTATGGGTTACCGTCTGATTATCCGTCTATGCCTGGCACTTATGGTTATACCTCTAATGACTATGAACTTGAGAAGGAAATTTTTAGACAACGTCAGGAGGCGGTTGATAAAGCAGAAGAGGATTATCAGAATATTTTGAAGGCGATTGAAGACGCCTACCAAACAGGGCAATTATCTCTTCAGGATTATCAAACTGCTTTAGATGAGGCTCAAGCACAGAGGGATACGATTACAAGCCGATATGCTGAATTACAGCCTGGGGAAGATTACGACAAGGCATTGCAAGGATACCAGGATTTACGGACTGCTATTGATAGTGCTTATAAGTCTGGATTGATGTCTGATGAAGAATATGCAACATTACAGACTCAGGCTAAAGAGGATTTGACAAGGTCATATACCGATTTAGCGGAACAGACAGCAAGGCAAACAGCAACCGGTTACGGTCCTTCTGGTGCGTCTATGGGCTTGCAGTATGATATAGAGTCTCAGCGTGCGGCTGATTTAGCGCAGTCTAACAGGGATATTGACCTTGAACGTATGAATAGGGAAAGAGATGCTGAAACTGCCAGAGTAGCGTCACTTACAGGTGTTACTGGGGCTGAGGCTGGCATATATGGCAATATGGCAAGTCAGCGGTATGGGGCTACTTCGGCAAAGTTAGGGGCTGAGGAATCGGCTTTGGATAGGCAGATACAGTTATTGTTAGGGCGTGCTGGGTTTAGCACTGATATTGCGAACACAAGGACAAGTGGATTGACATCAGCAGCAAATACAAGGCAAATACCATTGATGGAATTGCCTGAAGGGATGTCAAGAGATTCTCTTTATGCAGCAATTACAGGGCAGACTCCTACTGGCGGCGGTGGCTATGGTGGTGGCTATAGCGTCCCTGGGTATGGCGGTGGCGGAGGGGGGGGATACGGTGGTGGAGTAGGCGTCCCTGGGTATGGCGGTGGCGGAGGAGGTTGGGTGCCTAATCCTGGATATAATAGCGGAGGAGTTGGCGTTCAGCCGGTATTACCTACAGAGCCTGACCCGTGGCTATGGAAAGAAGGGACTCAGTATTCAAATCCTGGGTATAATAGTCCTGGATTTGGAACTGGTTTACAGCCTATTAGTTCGCAGCCTACTTCTGCCTATGACTATTTCTCAAGTGGACGTGCTGCAACACCAGAGGAAATGAGTAATTTTGTTGATAGATATAATTATAGGGTAATTTAGGGGAGGGAAAATATGCCATTTTATCCTGTGAGAATGCCAAACTTGGTTAATTATGAAGAAGAGGCGTTACTTAGAGATAGAAAATTATGGGAACTGCAATTACAAGAATGGTTGAATAGGCGAAAAAGTCAGGGACAGGAACAAGTAGGTGGAACAAGACAAATATCTGCTACATCGCAACCTTCTGGGTCTTTTGGGCCTACTGGACTATCATCTCCACCTGGTGGACGTTCTGCTACATACGACGAGATAATGGCTCTTACCGGTGGAATAAGGGCTGGTGGTCAGCCAAGGCTAACAACGACTGATACTGGTAGGGTTACGATGGAGAGAATGCCAGCAGAGACCGAATCCACACGGCTGCCAAGTTCAGGGGCTGGAGGGGGAAGGACAGGTGGGGCAGGAAGAACAGTCGTTCCTACCAGTGACGATTTGAAACAACAAACATGGCAGAAACAACAGGAATATAAGGCTGCTAAGGACGCGGAGAAGGCTAAAAGAGCCGAAGAAAAGGCTGCTAAAGAGGCAGAGAAACAGACTAAAAATGTCATTGATTATGGGAAGGCGTTGATAGGAAGGACCTTGACTGTAACACGAACAGGGAAACAGTTTACACTTGATACACCTCAAGAGTTTATATCATGGTTAGAAGAAGGTAAATCTAAACTTGCACCTGAACAGAGAACCGCTATTTATGCTATGGAGTTCCCTGCAGGTGGTAGGGAAGAAGGGGCGTTTACAAAGACGGAACAGCCTAAAGAAACACAGTTTACGCTTGATAATAAACGGTATAGAACAAATCCGCAAACTGAACAAGTAGAGGTTATTGCTGAAGGGGAGGCAAAACCGCCTGCATTGACAACACCGCCAGAAGGGTATGAAGAGAGTGGCCTTACTCCTACAGGGCAACCGAGGGGGTTTGTGAAGATTAAGGAGAAGGTTCGTACGTATACCGAAGAATTTAGAAATGACATGAAGAATGCTATTAATGCCGCAGATAAAGGCGCTCCTATAGACCAGATTATGAACATGCTAAAAAAGGCTTACCCTGATAAATTAAGTGAACTTGCCGAGTTGGAAGACTATCTAACTACGAGAAAATAATATGGCATTAGACTTTACGAGTTTGATACCGGGCGGAACTACGCTTGTGGAAGAAGAAAAAGAGGAAGAGGAAAAGAAAGAAATCTTGCTTCCTGAAAGAGGTAAATTAGACTTTACGAGTTTAATCCCTAAAGAAGAAATCGTCCCACCAGAAAAGACCAAATCGTATTTTGACGCTCCAGTAGAAAGCATGAAAAGAGTAGGCAAGGATATATCTTTAGGTTACAAAGGGTCCGCTGCTTCCTTTTACAATACTTTAGCAAACATTCCCGGTTTATTAGATAAAATTGCTACAAAAATTAGTGAGAAAACTGGATGGGAAAAAGGCGGCGGATTTAAGGTTGCAGAGGAATATTTAAGAAATGTATCTTCGCAGATAGCCCCTAAATTAGAGGAAATAAAAGATAAGGATGCGCTGGTAGATAAAATTTATCAGGCTATTGGTGCAACTCCAGTAACATTGGGGGAATATGCTCTTCCTACCAAATATCTGGGGCCTGTTCTTGGGATGGCTACCTTAGATGCTTTAAGAGAATCAGATAAGGGTATAGTAAATACAGCAATAGCGGGGGCTAAGGGTGCGGTTATGGGTGGAATTTTAAAAGCGACTGAACCATTAGCAAGGCTGCCAAGGGCAACAACGATGGCTGGCGTTTTTGGAACTCAAGCCGCAGCAGAAGGGGCTGATACAAAAGATATTATAGTTAGTGCTATAACTGGTGCTGGATTGGGGCTTATGGGCGAACGTGGTAAATTAAATTTTAAGGATTTGATACCTAAAGGGGCGGAAAAGGTTGAACTTAAACCGAAATTTAAAGAAAGTTATGAAGATTGGCTGAAACGCACTGAATCAGCGGAAGCAGAGAAAGTTATACCTGCCGAAGTAACCCCTGAACCAATTACAAAGAAGGCAGAAGTCCCGCCTGCTGGAATCAAGAAAGAAGTTACGCCTGCAACGCCAGAGGTTAAGGCGGAAGCCCCGACAGGTGAAAAGCCGACTGTAAAGGGAAAGACGGAGCAATATTCTATTGATAAGATTATTCAAGCAAATAAAATCATTCAGGAATTAACTCCACAAGAAATTAAGGGAGAATCTACACAAAGACGGAAAAGTATGACAAATGCTTTTGAGTCCTTGAAATTACATGCTCAAAAGTTAGGAATTGAAGTTCCCAAATTATCTACTTTCTATAATCCTAAACAATATGGTGATATTGCTAAAAATATAGCAGGCAAAGTTGAAAAGCCAACTGTAACTTCCGAAAAAGGGCTTGAGCCATTAGCAGAAGAAGCGTTTGTATATCATGGAACATCGGAAGGTGCGGCGTTGAGTATTCAGAAAGAAGGACTCAAAAAACGAGCGGTTGCTAAAGGAGTAGAACAAGTATCTCTTAGTTCTAACGAAGAATATGCCCAATCTTATGCACAAAGAAAGGGTTTAGGTGAAGGGGTCATATTAAGAGTAAGAAAAACAACAGATATGTCTCCAGACGAAAGGATAATACAGACAAAAAGGGGGCAGGATATAAAATCACTCAAAAATATTAGTCCTGAAAACATAGAAGTAAAAACTCCACAAGGAGAATGGGTTTCTATACAGCAATATGATTTTATTGGAAAATCTGCAAAAGCCGAACTTACTCCCGCTATTACCAGAGCCGAACAGGTGGAGAAGGTGAAAGAGTTAATTAGGGAAAGTGTCCAGAAAGGCAGACGTGAACTTATTCCAAACCGAGAAGAAGTATTAAAACAGATTGATAAGGCAATTGCAGAACTTCCTGAAGAAGGAATAGGGATAAAGCCTACTATTGACTTTAAAATAGATGGTGGAGCAAAGATTCAAAATACTAAAGAAGCATTAACTAAATTCAAAGAAATTATATCTAAAGCACCTAAAGGAATACCAAAAGCAACAGAAGGTAAGGAGATTACTATTCCAAAAGCAGTTGCGGCAAAAAAAGAAAATATAGGTGAGTTATATATATCTCCACAAGGATATTTTACAGATGGGAGAATGATTATTAAAGGCGAATCTCCCAAAGGTGTTAGATATAGACCTGAAGGCGAACCAATAGAGAAAGCCAAATTGGAAGAATATCTTAATACTGAAACCAAGCCTGCTAATTTATTATATTATGCAACTGCTGAACAAGGCATTGGCAAGGGAGTATCCCTTATTCCCATTCCTCAAATAGGCGAAAATCCGCCTTTCGTAGTTTTCAAATCTCAAAATAAATACTTTACCTATAATCAGTTTAAATTTAATGCTGTCAGAAATAGATTTCCTAATGCTGATTATGGAATATCTGAAGATGGATTATTGATTGCCTATATTAA